AGGCTTTGCGGACCGTCTGCATTTTGTCGAGTTTGAAGACTTAACTGCTAACCCCAGGACTACACTAAAAGCAATATACGAGTTCTTAGATGAAGAATACTTTGAGCATAATTTTGATAATGTAGAACAAACAACTTCCGAAGACGATGACATCCACGGCATACCCGGGTTACATACTATCCGGCAGAAAGTCGAACCGTTCAAGGTAGATGCAAAAAGTATAATTGGGCCTGACGCTTACGCTAAGTTTGGCGGTGCGAATGTTGAGTTTTGGAGAAAGTAATTGATAAAGTTTAAGAGCTTAACTGTGAAAAATTTCATGAGCGTTGGCAATGCCACTCAGGCTGTGGACTTTGACCGTGATGACCTGACACTGGTACTTGGCGAAAATTTAGATAGTGGTGGAAACGGTGCCCGCAATGGTACAGGCAAGACAACGCTCATCAACGCACTGAGTTACGGTTTGTATGGCAGTGCCATATCCGAAATCAAAGTAGGTAACCTGGTCAACAAAACTAATCAGAAAAACATGGTCGTTAGCGTGGCGTTTGAAATGAATGGTGCCGAGTACAAAATTGAACGTGGTCGGTCGCCATCTATCTTGAAGTTTTACAAAGATAATGTAGAACAAAAAGATGACGACACTGCACAAGGTGAGAACAGAGATACGCAAAAAGAGATCGTGAGCTTGATAGGTCTTAGTCATGCTATGTTTAAACATGCCGTGGCGCTAAACACTTACACCTTACCATTCTTGTCGCTCAAGGCTGCCGACCAAAAAAATGTTATTGAAGAATTACTTGGCATCACAGTGCTCACCGAGAAGGCAGAAGCTCTTAAAGCTGTAAATAAGATCACCAAGGACAGTGTCAAGGAAGAAGAGATTCGGCTCGATGCGGTTATTAAAGCTAACTTGCACATCGAAGAACAAGTTGATGGGTTAAAGCGTAGACAGCGTATGTGGGCTATTAAAAAAGACCAGGCAGTCAACGACTATGTGGCCAGGATTGAAAAATTGATGGAAGTCGATATTGAGGCCGAGATTCAAAAGCATAAGGACAATGCCAATGCACGTGAAGAAGCAAAGACTGAATGGTATAAGCTAACAAAAGAAAAGCAGGATGCGTATGATACTGCGATGTCTGTTTTCCTCGTCGAGAAAGAAGAGGCTGTTAATCATAATGCAGGTATTGAAAAACATAATGCTGCCATTATAGATTGCAACAAGTGGATTAAATCTATCGAAGCGGATAATAAAGCTCTTGAACGGCGTGTGCAATCACTAAATGCCGACATTAAACTCATTGACGAGCATAAGTGTCATGCTTGCGGGCAGGAATTACACAACGAACAACAGGAAGAAAATAAAAAGGCAAAGGAAACACTACTTTCTGAGTGCGCTTCTCAATTACTTACTAATCAGACGCAAGAGATGGAACATAAACAACAGTTAGCTGAGCTAGGTATGCCATTGCAGCCGATGCCGGTGCCAATGCAACCTGTTATTGAATCTGTTCCCAGGATAGAACCTGTTAAACTAGAAACATTCTATAGTTCCTTTGACGAAGCTCACGGACACAAAAGCTCGCTCGAAACTTTGTCGTCGCAGTTAGAAACGTCTATGGCGGATGAAGACCCGTACAGTGAGCAGATTGAAGAGATGACTAGAACTGGCATTGTAGCTATTTCATACGACAACATGAATACGCTCGTTGAACTACAGGAACACCAGGCGTTCTTGTTAAAACTGTTAACAAGCAAAGACAGCTTTATCCGTAAAAAGATTATTGAGCAAAACCTCGCATACCTAAACAATAGGCTTACACATTATCTGCGTGAGATTGGATTACCGCATCGTGTGCGCTTCATGTCGGACCTGTCGGTAGAGATTACAGATATGGGTAGAGACTTAGATTTTGATAACTTGTCGCGAGGTGAGCGGACACGACTTATCCTATCACTGTCGTGGGCATTTAGAGATGTATGGGAAAGCCTTTACAACCACATTAATTTATTATTCGTGGACGAGCTTGTTGACAACGGCTTAGACACTAACGGCGTGGAATCTGCTATTAAGATTATGAAGGGTATGTCGCGAGAACGTGGTAAGAGTGTATGGCTTGTATCGCATCGTGAAGAGCTGCTTAGCCGCGTAAATAACACCATGAAGGTCGTGAAGGAATCCGGCTTTACTATTTACGAGGGTAGTACTGAATAGTCATAAGTATCCGTATGGACTACGGGCACTGGCATTGTGAATTTGATTTTGAGGTAGATGACTATTTTGGTTTTATCTATAGGGTTACCGATCTTTCAAATAGCATGGAATATCTAGGCCGTAAGCAATTCCATTCTCATACACGCAAAGTGATAAAAGGACGAAAGAATAGAAAGAAAATTATTAAAGAAGGTAAGTGGCGTGAATACACTACTAGTTCAAAAATGATTAATGAACTAATAGAAGAGCACGGCATCGACCGGTTTAAGTTTGAAATTATAGAATTATGTAAAACAAAAGGCGACTTGTCGTACCGTGAGGCCCAGCTACAATGGGAGGAAAAGGTACTTGAAGCGAAATTGCCGGATGGTACACGCAAATATTATAATGGACAGATTGGGGCGATTAAATGGCGCCCACGATAAAATAAACCACCCGTTTTGGATGACTTTATTTTATCATATCTGTATAATATGCTATATAAGTGTATAACAAAAGTATATCAATTTCAAATGTTGTAGACTCCGCGAAGGGGTGCTGCATCCAGGACATTTCTCAAGGCATATCACGTTGTAGACTCCGCGAAGGGGTGCTGCATCCAGGACGTTCAACAAAACAAAATTAAGGTTAGTGGGCCGACTATTATTCCACTCTTCACGTATGCCCCGTTGGCGCTGTACCGCTGAATATATGCATTATTTGTTTATGCTCCTCAATTGACTACCCCCATGGGATGCTTAAAGTGACGTATCTATGTACGATCAACTTTCAATTGTTGTAAGAGTAAGAAGCTATGTAAATAGATTCAATATGGTATTCCGAATGTAGAACCCTAGCCATTCGTACCTAGTGAGACAGTGGCCGCATTCGAGGGTGAAAAACCTTAGAGTACCTGTCAGCACATAACGTATAGCTAGATATAAGGCTGTTATGTGTGCGTTGAGCACTGCATGTTATTGGGAGATCGCAAAACCTGCCCATCTTAGTTTAGTCGTAGTAGCTAAGTTTTGTATTATATCTAGCGAGCACTTTCTGAGCTTGTTTTTTAAGCGCCTTAAACGGCGCGGCACCTTGCTTCGCTTTTCTGGATATATCTCTTCCTCGCTTCGCTTCGTAGTTAAAAGCAAATAGTGTCTCTTATTACTTAGTAAACAGATGAGTGAGCTTTTAAGCGAACGAATAGATTTGCGTTCGCAAATCTTGATAATGCCTTAGAAGAATGGCAATCCACTTTTCTGAGTAGTCTCGATGTTCTCATTTGCTAGTTTAACAATTAGATTTCTTTCTGTTGAGCTTAGATTCATGACGTCATTATATTGTATGCCGCCACGCATAGCCCAGGCATGTTTCATACATGCCTCCCTGATATCATTGGATTCTTTTTCTAGTTGGTTAATAAATTCGGATATTTGGTCAGGACTTAAGACGATTAGCTTTGATCGAAAAAAGACGACATGTCCAATGTAAAGTTCTGCTTATATTCATGTCCGCATACTTCGCTTGATTCCTTACCGTCAACCGCGTCTGTAGCGACAAGCGCATGGCACTTGATTTCTAGCGGCTTAAGAGCTTCTTTATTTTTCTGTTCTATTACCGCAGTTTTAATCTTCTTGAATAATACACCGTTAGCATTCTGAAGGAATTCTAGGATATAAGCTTCTTCTGTAACAGTTGCATCTGGCGTTCTAATCGATGCAATGTTTTTAGCTATTGTAGATAGTGTGTATTTTGAAATCTTTTTAAACGATTCGGACAACAGCTTAACCTGTTCGGCTTGTTCTATTTCTGAATTATTAAGTAAGTTTATTAGCCGTTGTTCTTCAAACCGAAGCTTCTCGTTTTCGTTAAGGTCCTTATATGTCATAGGTTTAAACATTAGTGTTAGGTCACCTATCTTAAGTGGTTGGCTGTAATCAGTTACCACAATCGAATCTAAGATGTTTCGTAAATCTAACACATAGTTAGCGGTGTTGCCGCACTTAGGGCATTGCGTTTCGATATCCATGTTGTGCCCAAAACTTGCAATTCTAATTGCGGTAAGCACGGCTGATACATCGGTTACAGGCATTTGCCATGCATCTTTAATAGATGGTATGCAACTTTGAATTACTGATACTATAGCCGAGCCGTTGAATAATGCATCTGGCGTTTTGTATGTTATTTCGTCAATTGCTGACATTGGTAATACCGGTACTTCGCCAGTTTCAGGCAGTTCTAATGTACCGTTAGCATAGCCCTCACCATTGCTTGGCAAACTTAAATGAATAGCCGGTGTTCTAAAGTATTGTTCTAGAGGATTGTCGCTCATTGTATTGTTTCCATAAATAGTTAATGTATGCTTATTTACCGTAGAAAATTAAAGGCGTATAAAATAATAAGGAAAAATAAATGTCCGAATACCAAGAAGTTACCGCAGAACAATTAGCGCAGATGTATGAGTTTCTAGCCGTGCAGCAAGAACAAGTTCGACTTGGCAAAAAAAATAACGAGCAAGCAATCGAGGAATGGCTAAGAACGAACAAGTGGGGCAAGTCAATAACAAACGCGTCAAAAGCCACTACTAGCTTAACTAAGGGATTCGTGGACTCTGCTACGGCGATGGCTGACAGCACTGGTGATTTTAATAGTCTCTCAGGCGCAGTCGGCGGCACTGTTAAATCAATGACATCACTGGCGGGTGCAGTTTCTAACGTATTTGGCGCAATTCCATTTGCTGGCAAGGCCATTGATGCAATGGGTGATGCAGCGATAGCCTTTACTAAGTTTGGAATGGCCGAACTTCAAAAAACGTTTATTATATTCCAAGGCTTATCTAGTGTAGGACAAATTGGCGCAGATGGCATCGAGGGAATGGCGAAGCAGATGCGTGATGCCAAGATACCACTGGCAACGTACTCGAAGTTATTAAAAGAAAATACCGAAAACCTATCATTCTTATCAACGTCAGCCCTCGAAGGCGGAAGTATCTTTAGTAAGACAATGGTAGAAATGGCTGGGGATGCAGGCCAACCACTACGTCGACTAGGTTTAAGCGTAGAAGAAATCGGCCAAACAGTTGTTGATTTCCAGGTAATGCAAAGACGACAAGGTGTATTGGACCAGCTAACGCAAGCACAGATTAGAAAAGGAACACAAGACTATGCGCAAGAGCTAGACTTGATAGCTAAACTTACTGGTAAATCAAGAGAAGGATTGCAGAAAGAACGCGACGAGGCAATGAGCGATTCGCGCTTTCGTGCGTCCATAGCAGAAATGGACAACACTACTCAACGGAAACACATGGACGCACTGGCCCAAATCTCAGACCCGACGTTAAAACGTGCGTATATGGACCAGGTGTCCGGCTTCACTAACTCGACAGCGTCGGTTACCATGGAAATCAACGGCATGGGGCAATCCATACGTGATGCAATAGATCACATCAATAGCGGCGCTGGGAACAGTACAGAAGCAGTTAACATGATGCGTGAACAAGCAAAGATCGTAACCGAAGTAGGCGGCGTGTTCCAGCAACACTCAAAAGTCGTCGAGAGTGGAACAAGTATCTTGGGTAACTACTCCATGTTAACAGACTTTGCCGTAAATGAAATAAAGAGTGTTGCAGAGGCCCGTGCCGCACAAGAAAAACAATTAAACTCAGTCGGGTCAGCCGCTGACGAACTATCAAAGACGATGCAAGGACTCCAGGAAGGAACCGCCATAATGAACTTTTTGTTCACCGAAACTAACACTGCGGCTAAAATAATGGGCGAATTCGCTGAGATGCAAAAAAAGGCAATGAAGTACACTGAAAGCCTCATAAAGGGCGACGACCCCTTTCAGCAAATATTAGATGATGCAACGGACACCGTTCAAGAAAAAATATGGGAGGAAACCGCAGGCATACGTAAAACAGTCGGAAACATTTCAGGGTTTGTTAAGGAAATGCTTGCCACTGAAGAAAGGCCTAAACTAGAGACTCCCGGCACATTTAGTTCTGGTGAAGCACCTGCTGGCTATTACACCGATGATGTTCCAGCCCCCGTCGCGCCACTTGCCGCAGGCACCATACCAAAGAATGTAACTGCTAACAGTCACTCGTTAACTGAAGCACGAGAGCAGTATAAACAAGAAAGTCTTAATAAGATAAATGAATTCAAATCAAAGAATGACAAGGATGGATGGACCGCAATGGCCGAAGCCCAGCTACGAGCAATGGAGGCGCAGAATACAACTATGAATGCCACATTATCGAAAATACTTGATGCTACCCACGAAGGAATTGCCGTTCAGAGAACAGCAGGCAAGAACATGGTTAAGGCTATCCGTCCTTAACGGATAAGATTATAACCGAATGTCGATTAAACCCATAAATAGTAAAAAGAGTATAAATTATGGCAGAACATAAAGGCGGATGGAAAAAGTATTTCAAAGTAGCAGACACAAACGGAACGCTAAGTCCGATTAGTGGCGCTAACAAAAGCACGAACGGACAAGTAGGGTTTATGAATTATCAAAGCAACCTGCCGGAAGTGTACACCGGGCATCCAAATCGAATTGAACGTTATAATCAATACGAGGCAATGGATATGGACAGCGAAGTTAATGCCTGTCTTGACATTATTTCCGAATTCTCAACTCAAACAAACGAGGATAACAATACAGCATTTGACCTGCACTATCACGAAACACCAACTGATAACGAAGTTAAAATTATTACTCAGCAGTTACAGCAATGGGTTAAGCTAAACGAATTTGATAAGCGTATCTTTAAGATATTCCGTAACTCTATTAAGTATGGCGACCAAGTCTTTGTACGTGACCCAGAAACGTTTAAGCTATTTTGGATTGAAACTAATAAAGTCTCACGTGTTATTGTAAACGAAAGTGAAGGTAAGAAACCAGAGCAATACATCATACAAGATATTAACCCAAACTTTGAAAATTTAACCGTTGCTGCAAAAACTACAACCGACTTTCAGTCTGGTCAGCCTGGGCAAGGTTACACTGCCCCGCAAACTTACACGATTCCAGACCAGCAAGGCAGCCAAGCCGGAAGTCGTTTTTCAATGAGCATGAAAGAGTCTGCCATTGATGCAGAGCATATCGTTCATGTTAGTTTATCTGAAGGACTTGATTATAACTGGCCTTTTGGACAGTCAATACTTGAACAAATTTACAAAGTTTATAAACAAAAAGAATTGCTAGAAGACGCTATCTTAATTTATCGTATCCAACGTGCTCCAGAGCGCCGTATTTTTAAGATTGACGTGGGAAATATGCCATCTCATTTAGCTATGGGCTTTGTAGAGCGCATTAAAAATGAAATACACCAGCGCAGAATTCCAACACAAAACGGCGGCGGCAACCAATTAGATGCAAGCTACAATCCAATGTCCATGAATGAAGATTACTTCTTCCCTCAAGGCGCAGATGGCCGCGGTTCAAGCGTAGAAACACTTCCGGGTGGTCTAAACTTATCTGAAATTGATGACCTAAGGTACTTTAACAACAAGATGGCGCGTGGTTTGCGTGTTCCATCGAGTTACTTACCAACTGGGCCAGACGACAGTTCAGGCACTATTAATGACGGACGCATGGGCACAGCATTAATACAAGAATTTCGTTTTAACCAGTACTGCGAACGTATGCAGAACAGCATTATAACTAAGCTAAACGACGAGTTTAAGATGTTTTTACGTTGGAGAGGCTTTAACATTGATGCTAAGATATTTGATCTTAAATTTAATAACCCTCAGAACTTTGCAAGCTACAGACAGACCGAGCTTGATTCTACACGTCTTAGTAACTTTAGCAACACAGCTGACATTCCTTATATGTCTAAGCGATTCGCTCTTAAACGTTTCCTAGGTCTTAGTGAAGCTGAGATGCTTGAAAACGAAACACTTTGGCGTGAAGAGAACAACGTCACCAACGAAGAAAGCCAAGGAAATTCCGGAGACGACTTACGAGGTGTTGGTATAAGTCCGGGCAGTATGGACGCAGACTTAGGCGACATGGAAGACTTTGCTGGCGATGACCTTGACTTAGAAGGTGGGCCAGACGAAGCTGGTGCTGGCACTGGTGGTGACGTAGATCTTGAAACGCCATGATGCATTATACGTATGGCATTAAGAACCTGCGTACAGGCTTATGCATAGGCGTACACACAGGTACAGAACCAGAAGGATATGTATTAGGACGTATAACTGTTAAAGGATCTAGAAATCCAAGATATCAGCATAAATAACAATATGAAAGTTGAAGATATAGCAGTACTACGAGAATTCCAAGAACCTATTCCAGGCATGCAAGACCTTGACTCGGATAATTCGACTAAGTATGCACTACGTCGAACACGGTTAACTCTAAAGCAGATTAACAAGCTACGCAAGATGAATGACATACGAGAGTATGAAAAAGAAGCAAAACTCAAAAACATACGAGCGCAATACGGCGCCTCAGCAGAAGACGCCGAACCTTTTTAAATTATGAAAATAACTGAAATTTTAACAGAGACCGCAAATACCTCAAATCGTAAACGCGCAGGCGAATTGCTTCGTGCGCTACGTCAATGGCCGAGGTTAGATTCACTGACGTTACAATAAAAGCCGACGACCCGGTCGCATAGTAAAACTTGCCATTTCGGCAAAGAATCACCTTTTTCACCCTTTTTCTCCCTTTAAACACCTACTTTTAACTCTTACGGATTAAATAAGAGCATAGAAAGTATACTTTTAGGAGATTTTAGAAATGAACAAATATGAAAAACTTATTGAATACGTAATCAATGAATCAGGCGAAGCTAACGAAGCCAAGGCGGCTGAACTATTTCACGAAATAGTAATTGAGAAGTCTCGTCAGATATACGAATCATTAATGGATACCGAAAATGAATTTGGTGGCGACCAAGCCGACGAACTTATTAACGATATTTCATCTGATGAAAACGGTATGCGTGAAGACGAAGATGAAGACGACATGATGGCACCTGAAATGGGTGGCGAAGAAATGGACATGGACGACATGGACGACATGGGCGGTGAAGAAGGCGAAGCAGATTTAGAAGATCGCGTTGTTGACCTTGAAGACCAGCTTGATGCATTAATGGCAGAATTTGATTCTGTTATGGGTGATGACGAAGGCGGTGACGACATGGGCATGGACGACGAAATGGGTAGCGACGAAATGGGCATGGACGACGAAGAAGAAATGGGTATGGAAAGCCGCTTTAATGAAGCAGTTAGCCTATCTAAAGTAACCACTGGCATTTCCAATTCAACAGAATCTGAAGGCACTAACAAAAGGTCTGTAAATGCAGATAACAGTGGCAAGAAAGGAGCCGTTGCTAAACCGCACCAAACTACTGGCGAAGCCAATGGCCAAGCAAATCCAACAGTTAAGCCTGGCGTCGGAACAACAGAACCACGCCAAAGCAAAGTTTCTGAACCTAAGAAAAAGGGTGAAGACGCGGCAATTAACAAGAAAAGTTTGAGCGGTTCTTAAGGCTACTGTTATGAGTATCTTACAAGAATATTTAAACTTTGACGCAGCTAAGGTACAGCTTGAAGAAGCTGATAACTCAAAAGGCGGAAAAGATTTATACATGAAAGGTATATGCATCCAAGGCGATCAGCGTAATGCGAATCAACGCATATACCCAGTAAGAGAAATATCAACAGCGGTTAAGACGCTAAACGAACAAATCACAGGTGGCTATTCTGTCTTAGGCGAAATAGATCACCCAGATGATTTGAAGATAAATTTAGATCGAGTGTCACACATGATCACAGAAATGTGGATGGATGGCGCTAACGGTTTTGGCAAGTTAAAGATCCTTCCGACCCCAATGGGTAAAGTCATTGAAACAATGTTAGGCGCCGGCGTTAAGCTAGGCGTATCAAGCAGAGGAAGCGGTAATGTTAACGAAGCTACAGGATACGTCAGTGAATTTGAAATAATCACTGTTGATATCGTTGCTCAACCAAGCGCACCAGAAGCGTACCCAACAGCAATATATGAAGGCATCATGAATATGAAAGGTGGCCTGAAGATGTTAGGTATGGCAGAAGACGCTTGCGAGAATAAACGTGTACAAAGATATCTAAGAGAAGAAGTAATTCGTCTTATTAGAGATCTTAAAATTTAGGAGACCACAAAATGTTAGATGCAATAAAACAATTGCTTGACAGTAACGTGATTAACGAAGATACCAGCTCAGAGATAATGGAAGCCTGGGACTCAAAGTTAACCGAAGCTCGTGAAGAATTACGTACTGAGTTACGTGAAGAATTCGCACAGCGTTACAATCACGACAAGAAAGTTATGGTGGAAGCTCTTGATAAAATGGTTACTGCAAGTTTGCAACCAGAGATTGCTGAATTTAAGGAAGAGAAAGCTGCATTAGCAGAAGATCGTGTTAAGTTCAATAAGCAAATGAAGGAAAACGGTGCAAAGTTTAATAATTTCATGACAGCTAAGTTAGCTGAAGAAATTAAAGAACTGCGTAAAGATCGTAAAATGCAAACCGAAGGTTTAACGGCAGTAGAATCTTTTGTTGCTAAACAGTTAGCAAAAGAAATTAAAGAATTTGCAGAAGACAAGCGAGACGTATTGGAAACTAAAGTCAAGCTAGTCGCAGAAGCACGTACTCAACTCGAATCTCTTAAGAAGCGTTTCGTTAAGGAAAGTGCTGCGAAAGTGCAAG